AGCTTTTCAGCTCTAAGCGGCACATAGTGCCCTCCGTCTGAGCCCGACCGTCTCCTTCCTGTTCGCAGGATTAGTGAGAATCTGCGTCTAAGAAAAGTGAGGTACCCTCAAGATATCCAGTACTCTTGCCGGGCCTCCGCAGTGCGGTAGACTAAGCGGCTGAATACATTGTCGCCGGGAGTAGGTAGGCCCTCGTAAGAGCACACCGCCCCATCTCTCGTTAAACTGATGGTTTATAATTAATTTTACATGAAAAAACACATAAAACTAATCAAAAACCTCGGGTTTAAAAGAGTGGAGGGGGGAACGAAGTATCTTAATATAAAAGAACTTCCACGTTTCACCCGTCTACTTATCTGGTTATTAGCTAGCAATGATGAGAAATCATCGTTGTTCAAACTTGCTCTACGAATCAAACGTATGTATGATCGTAACGGACCTTTATTTACTGTTCAGTATCTGAAGGAAAGTCATCGTTTAACGATGAAGCAAGTAGGAGGGCAAATCGAGATTTGTACTACATTTCCTCGTGTTGCTACTCGAAGAGGCCTACCTTTGATAGTTCCAGGGGACCTTAGGGTCCGTATGGAAGCCAATAATATTGGCACTATCAGAGCGGTCTTATCCTTACTTACAGTGTACCGAGTTATTAACTGTGCTTCTACATTGAAGCTCGAGACAATAACTGCTCCATTTAAAGGTATAACAGACAGATTCACAAGTCTAGAATTAGACAAGGGTTTCCGTATGTTATCCCTGGAGAATCGATTACGGATAGAGGAAAACAAATTCCTTATCCCATCGGTTAAGTCTGGACCCAACTATAAGATAGCTGCTCTAGGAGCAACTCTGGATGCAAAAGCTTTCCAGGAAGACTCTCGTCTTCTGTCTTATGCTGAGACAGTTTCTGCGGTCACTGCTCCTTCATTATTCTCCCTTCTTAAAGAAGAGATCAATAATTTGGAATCTTGAAGCTCTTCTATGACAGAAGAACTCCGAAGTAAGGTTCTTAAAGACTTAAAGCTCGGTAAGTTATCCGAGAAGAAGGAGGCGGCAGGTAAAGTGAGAGTTTTTGCTATCACTGATGTATGAACTCAGAGTTTTCTGAGCCCACTGCATCTATCCATATTTGAGTTTTTAAAGACTCTACCTATGGATGGTACCTTTGATCAATTGAAGCCTTTAAACGCCCTTTTATCAAGGGGTCTTAAGAACTTCTATTCTTATGATCTTTCCGCAGCCACTGATCGGTTACCTATAACATTGCAAGAGCAAATACTTGCCCGAATATTCGGGGAGGTCTTTGCCAAGGCTTGACGGGGTCTCCTTACGGAGAGACCGTGATACCATAAAGGTATCCCTTACTTGTATGCTGTAGGACAACCTATGGGGGCTTTATCCTCGTGAGGTATGTTGGCACTGACTCATCATATGATAGTCCAAGTGGCAGCAAGTAGAGTAGGTCACAAACGTATGTTCCGTGACTATGCACTACTGGGGGACGATATTTGCATCGCCGATTCGGCGGTAGCAAAATCTTACCTTTCCCTTATGACGGATTATGGGGTAGACATCAATCTATCTAAGTCGCTAGAATCTGACATCGGAGTGTCGGAATTCGCCAAACGTCTATTTAAAGACGAGGCGGATCTAACACCGATGCCTCCTAAGCTGATTACTTTATTAATGAATCAGTTTAGAGCACTTCCTACGTTAGTTAGAGACATGATTGGTCGGGGACTCTCAGTCGAATCCTTAAATCTTAAGGATGAGGCTAGAGTTACTAGACCCATCCTCTGGGAGATAATAGGTCCATTAGGACTATTACCTTCTGCTGGCTTGTCACCATTTCTGGGAGACAAGACGCTAACAGAGGATGAGCTACGAATTGTAGCAAATTGTGTTTCTAAGGTTATTAATCGTTGAATCATCCGGTATTTCTACCAGAATCAACAAAGTAGCCAGGAGTTGATAGAAAAGATAGGTCAGCTTGTTTGAGACCCAACTAATGGTATCAACCGAGATACACCGGCCTTCCATCATTATATGAACTCTTTTATTGAGATCACTATTGAAGAGAACACAACTCAACCAGAGTTGGTTGAATTCCCTTCGACTCGTGAAGCTTCTTATGAAAACGTTTATTCGTTTATCAAGGAAGCTATGGAGCATTTCGATGGATTGGCGCCCGCAGTTCCGGACATATCTGAGAAACCTCGGATACGTCCCGTTTCAGCCTCTAGTAAAATGAAATTTTACCAGGAGTTGAACAGAGCACTGCAGGACTCAGGAGTAAACTTCGAG